CGAGCCTTGGCAAGCGCATCGAGCTTATTTACAGGATCAGATTCATCATGAGGTCCATCACCCTGAATACCCATACTTGTAAAGGCTTTCTTCAGATCAGAGTTACCAGCATCAAGAAGCCTATGACAAGCTTTTCGAACATCTTCATTCTCAATGCCTTCAATTGCCTTGATAAGTTCAATCTTTACATCCTGAGTACCAGGAAGAGAAGCAAGTTCAGAAGCCCTCTTTGCAAAAGCTTCACCCTCTGCCTTTTCAGTAGCAGCCTTTGCAATCACGAGAGCCTTATCAGCCTTCTTTGCAAGGGCAACCATCTTTTCACCATCGGACTTCCTATACTCTGTACCGTCCTTACCAGTATAGACAATAGGATCTTCCTCTTTGGCCTTATTGATCATAATAGCCCTTTCATCTTCAGACTTAGCAATGAAACCATCCTTCTCGGAATCAGGAAGATTCTTATAGAAGGTCTTGGTTTCATCATTCATGTCTGCCAATGCCAGTGCTTTGTCCAACTTGGCCTTAGTGACTTCAAGTTCATCCTTAACTACCTGAAGATCACCAGTGTCAGTTTTCTTGACATCTTTGGTCATTTTTGAAACCTCCTGTTCTTGACCACCGGAGCTTCCGGTAGTATCCGATTTAACAATTACTTCATGAGTATGTCCATGAACTTCACCAATAGAAATAGAACCATCATCATTCTTAACAAAAGGATGTGAATGGCTATATTCATATTCTTCCATTGGAGCATATGAAGTCTCACCCTTAGCATCACTGTCATTGATCATATGTGTATGACCTTCAACAGTAGAGAGAAGTCGATAATTCTTATAAATATCAACTTCTTGATCTTCAATATCTCCATTTTCATCTCTACGTTTTAGAATAAGAGCTTGGGCATCACCTTGCATAGGTCTATCTACAACTGCAAGACGATCAATGGTGAATTTACCAAATACCCTTTTCTTTTTCTTCTTATCCTTGCAAGCCATATTAATGCGCTCCAAGATCAATATAGTACAAACGAACTGTACCAGAAAAAGTCTGAGTAGCAGTAGTTGCAATTGTAGCCTGAATATTCAGATACAAAGCATTTGTTCCCTGGGCAAGTCCAACATTTGCTTCAGCCGTTGCAGTAGCCGCTTGCATAACACCAAGAGCAGCAACATCAGCTTCTGTTACTATATTTTTCTCACCAGCATTGGCAAAAGTAGTAGAGGTAATTGCAACTGTTCCCAAAGCCCAATCGATATCTTCTGGATCAGTTATAACTGTACCGTCTACAGTACATACAAGATCAACTTGCGCTCCAACAATAATAATGTTGGAAGATGGGAAATCAACAAGCTTCAATGAACCATAGTCATTTGCCTCATCAATCTCAATTTCAGCAGCAGTCAAAGTAAGCACTTCCATCTGAAGTGCCTTTGCCTGTTTAACAGCCGTTACACCACCAGCAGTATTAGGTGTAACTGCTAATCCCTGTTCAATCAAACGAGCATCAGACCCGATGAGCAGGGAAGGAATGTAAGAAGGTACGCGCTGATTATGCATTTTAATTCTCCTTAGCTATACAAGCTGTAACCAATCTTAGTCACTATAGAATTCGTCAATATTATCTACTTCTGTATAACTTTCGAGAACCCCACCAATTGAGAATCCGGTATATTCCCCACTGACAAATTTCTCAAATAGTTCTTCAGTAGGCTTAACCCCAACCATCCAACCATAAGTCTCTGTTTCAATTCCATATGCCTTTGCAATTTCTTCAGTCATAGGCATAGAAAAAATAACCCCACCATGATTACCATAATCATGCATGTCATCTACTATTCGGCTGTTTTCCATGAAATCTAAAACAGATTTAAGCATTTCTTCTTGAGGAATATGATCATCACCATGATCTACATAATGGTCATCATCTTTTTTACAGACAATTCCCCAACCAAATACCAATCCAAGAGATTCATTGACATCTTGAACTTTTACATATGTCTTAAATTCTTTCATGGTCGTATTTTTCATCATTTCATCCTCAGAAGTCAAGGGTTTATTTAATTTTTCTATTGCTTCCTTCATTTTACGCAATTTCTTTTTCCTGTTTCGCTTTTTCCATTTCTTATTATTTTTAACCATTTTTTTAACCCGTTACCACCCTAAATCTTGTTGTTTTTATGCATCTACAATTTGCTCTTTCCTCAACAGGAGATTCGGGATCACCAGGATATCTCAACGAATTTCCATTTCCAGAAATAAACGCTTCTCCCATTTGTCGAGTTTGTCTATGCATTGGCTTATGTGATCCCCTAACCCTTTCATCAGGGGCAGTTATCCATGTTTGAATCATATTATCTTCATCAAGGATACCATCAGAAATAGCCTGAAAGTACATATTATCTACACCTTGATTAACAGCCGACAAAGATTAAGTTCTGGCAATGGTTTCGGCTCTATAGGTTAAAACCCTGTCTCGATATCGATTCACCATATTTTCAATTTGTCTTTGACTTAAAGGCTCTTGATTTTGAATAGCCCTTGCAATGGTAGGATCGAATCGTTTATCTCTCAATAATCTTTTAAATACATCTTTATCTAAATCTTCCAGCAATCTCTGAAAGTTCAATACCCATCCAACTTGAGTTTCTGTAAGCCCAATGGACATTTTAAATAATAAAGCCGTTTGCTTTGGATTTAGACCCCTCTTAATTCCATCAAGTAAAGCAGCTTTTGTAGCAAGCCTTTGCTTTTCAGTAAAATTACGAATAATGCGAAGTTGATTAGCTTCCATCTGAGCTACAGCAGCTTCATTAGTTTGATCAAAATTAACTAATATTTTAAGGGAATTGGAAATGAAATCGGCTGTACTCTTACCAGAAGTGACATATACATCTGAATAAGTAAAAGCAATATTTGCGGCTGCTAACTCAGCAGCTACTAATGCTTCATCTGTTCTACCAGCTTCTAAAAGGAGAATGATTTGAGATAATGTATTTGATTCTTCAATTTGCTGAACACTTTCAACAAACCTTCTTCTGAATTTTGCTTCAGAACCCTTTAAGAGTTCCTCAATTCTCTTCTCACTATCTTCGTAAATGGTCATCTTGCATGACAGGTATATCCAGCCAAAGCTGGATCTGCTGTAACTCCATCAGTTTGAATTTCATATTTTGCACCAGTAGAATCAAGAATGATATCTCCTGGTTCAGGTACTACAGTACCATTAGAAATAGAATCTCCAAGAATATAGATCTTATGATCATTCTTTTTTACTGTAGTACCATCGATTTCATCGTTCTTATAGACATCAAAAAACCCCTTACAGGAATAATCCGCAGGAGTCATAGCTTGACCTGAAGTAAGACTACCAGGAGTTCTTGCACCAGCAGTAGTTTTTCTAAGAGTTAGTGCAACAAACTTTGGACCCATAGCCTTATTCATTTCTGCTGCAATATTAACTATATTTGCAAAAACCTTATTACTCATTTTAAAGCTTCCTTATACGAATTGAGCAGCATTCTATTTGTTTTTCAAACCCTTTTCAAGTCTTTTCCGAATCGCTTTTCTTTCCTCCACTGTTAATTTAACCTTTTTACGAAATGGATTCTTACCAAATCGAAAAGGATGAAGCCAACAACTAAGAGAAGGACATTTCCTAACTTCACCTCTACTACCAGCACAATCAAGACATTTCTCTCTAATGGCTTTTAATGGAGGAATCTTTTGTTCTTCTGTATAATTATCTAATTCAGTCATAATTCACTCCTTTAATATTTAGTAATAGATCCCATACCAATACAATTGATATGGGATCTCGTGGATAGACTTTGCCGTTCTTCAGTTGGAGGTCTATCGTGCTTGCATTCGTTTGTAATGAGGCATAGCCTCATCAGGATCTACCTTTTTTGCAGCAGGAGCAGGGGGAGAAGTATTACCATAATGCGGCAAAGCCTCATCAATATCTACCTTACTCCCAAACTGATTCTTTACATCTTCAATGTCACAACTGGTGAAGCAACAAATCATCATGAAAAGAATAAAAATACCAACAAGCTTTTTCATTTTGATCTCCTTTGTTAATCATCTGGATCTTCGTCTTGAAGATCCTTTCTATTGATTCTGTCTTTTTTCAATGCATACTTAATCGCATTTACTATAGACATACCTTCAGGAGTATCTTCATTCGGCAGTTTGAGCCATTCATTATAATATTGTTCTGCTAATCTGAATAACTCAAAGTCTTCCATTAAGCCTAATAGAAGCCACCGACAATAGGATAGCTTTCATCATCATCGAAGCTTCCTTCTCCACCAGTACCATATGCATTTCCAGTTTCAACACCGAAAGCACTTTCTAAGTACTGACCGATGTATTCTTGTACTTCAGGACCAAAACGTACTGAACCTTCACCATTCGGTCCACCTGTACCTTTGAAATATTCAAGTTCAGCAGAACCAGCTTTCAATCTCTTAATGTTACTGCCTTGTCCACCACTGATTTCAAGACTTGAATCTTGAGAAAGATCATATGCAAGTTCGATATTTCCAAACTTGATTCCATCTGGAACAGCCGTTTCATCAACAAGTTCACCCTTACGATCATAGACATCAGACCTGGGCCATTCAAGAACCTGAGTAGGGGCATCTTGATACTTCGTTCCTTGCCAAGGTTGACGATCAAGAATCCGGGTAGCAGTAATCAAGCATTGAGATTTAACGGTATCAGTAAGAGCAGCCCAATTATCTGCACCTCTTACTGAATTCACCATATAAGCATCTGCTGCTGCAATATCTTGATATACATTTGTTCCAATAACAGGTACATCAGCCATTTTCAGGTTCCTCTTCCTTCTCTTCAGGTACTTCTTTTTCTTCCTGACTTAAATCTTCTTCTTCATCTTTCTTCTTATCCTTTGGATCATCAAAAAGAGAAGAATCAATATCCAATTTAGTAAAGTCCAATTCAGGAAGTCCTAAGATCCTTCTAACCGTGTTGATTACTGGATCATCAGGAGAAATCATAGCACCAGAAGCAGCTAAGTTTCTAAGAGCATTTGTAATTTGTTCAATGTCTCTATACTGAGTTGAATCAGTTTTAAGACTTGGTTTTAGTTCTTCAGGCCAACCATTCAACATCATAATAGGATCAATTAAGTCTTTCTCAAATCCACTCTTCAATTCAATTAAGGTTCCATCAATTATTAATGCAAAATTGTTAGACTTGTCTCTTGAAAGGGCAAATGACCCAAGAGCAGATTCGCCCAATAGGAGTTGTTCTACTCCAAGAATACGCGCTATGTTTCGAGTCTCACGATCAATAGCACTTGCAACCGCTTCTTGTGAAGTTGCATTTCCTTTCAAGAGTTCAAGTTCCCATTGCTTAACGTTTGAAGGTCTTTCGGCTTCATCGTCAGTTGTATATGTCATCGAATCCAGCAGCAAGCCTCTTGGATTTGAGGGATCTTGAATATGGCTATTCATGAAACTCTCAATTGGGGCAAGCATCTGATCTCTTTGAGTTTTTGATATCTTATTACTATCTACCAAATCCTGCAAAG